ACCTCAAGGGTTATTTTATGGCGATTGCGCCTACGAACAGATGATTCTGCCAGAACGTCTGAACTTCGCTAAACCCAGCATGTTTTACCATACCACTCAACTCTGACCAAGTGTTTGGTCTAAGCATACCTCGAAGGGTCTGTTCTTTGTCCATAATATCTTCCGGAGTGAAACTTTCTCTTTTGAAGTCATAATACATGAACGTGAGAATATCTTGAATGCGAGAGTTACACGAGTATGTCTTCTCTGCAAATACAAAGGCTCCACCAGGATTTAGACCGTCATAAATGTTCGAAATCACTTCTTGACGATCCTTTCTTGGCATAAACTGTAGAGTGAAAATTGATGTCACCATACAGCATTGCTCAAACTCGTAATCACGAACATCAAACTGCTCTAGAAAGAAGTATTCTCGAGGATACTGAGACATCCGCTTATTCATATCATCAACAAAACCATCAGCATAGTCTATACCATGATAAAAAGCTTCTGGTGCAAACTCTTTGTTCTGTTCATACATCGCCGCGAGTGTTTTACCAGTAGAACATCCAATATCGACAACGAAAGCTTCATCTTCGACAAAATACTTTGACATTTTTACGATATCATCGTGAAGGGTCGAATAATGACGAATGCTCATATCGATATGTTCATCAAAACCCTCTGATCGATGTGCAAAAGTAAAATCGTTCATTTATTCACCTCATTATATGGCTTCAATACTTTTTCATAAATCGAATCAGCCACAGATGCCATCATCTTTGGTGCCACCATTCTACCGATTCTTTCTGCTTGCTTATCGAAATTACCTGTTAGCTTGTAATCTTCTGGTAGTGACATGATTCGTTTCAACTCTGGAATGGTAAACTTTCGATTCAGTGATGGGTGAAATACACCAGAAACGCTCTTTTGATTACCGCGTTGTGTAATCGTCGGACATGGTAAATGTGGTGCAGGTCGAATCATGTTAAAAAGAGAGCGCTTTGGATTTACGTCGATAAATTCCTTGTCACTCGGTTTCATGTGACGATGTGGGTTGAAAGGAAGCATTTCAATCCACTTTTTTTGGAATCCATTTTGAACATAGTCGAAAAGTTCTTTTTCTTGCTCAGGGTCATTCACTACATCTTTAATACCATCAGCAAGTGATACATGCTCTTTGTATGTTGGCTCTGGAAAGACACTACTTAGATTAAGAAAGTTGAGTCCAATTGTATCACAAACATCTTCTCGAATACAGATGAAAATAGTCCTCTCTCTTCCCTGTGGAACACCGTAGTCGGCTGCATTCATCACTTTGTAAGTAACCTGATACCCAATATTTTCAAATGCATTCATAAATTCATAAAGCTTACCTCTTGCCTCGCCAAAAGTAATACCCTTTACGTTTTCAGCGACAATCACTTTAGGTTGAATATCTTTCGCAACTCGAATGAATTCAAGAAAAAGATCCTCAATGCCTTCAACTTCTTTACCGTCTGAATATGTTTTGATTCCTTCTGACGTTGTAACTTCACCCTCTTGAACAAGATTACCTTCATCGTCAAAGTAAGTTTTTCGAGTATCTTTCACGTAACCAGACCAACCCTTTTCTCTCTTACCCGCAACTGAGAAAGCAGAGCAAGGAGGAGAACCATCTAGAATATCAAGTTCACCTGATTTCAAATTTGCCATGTCAAGAAAGTCTTGACCACTATATTTCTTAATATCGTCTACAAGAACAGGGGTGTCAGGATAGTTCTCTCTGTAAGACGAGATAGCCTCTTCTACAAATTCATTGATAAGAAGAACGTCACCGCCAGCAAGTCTATAACCAGTAGATGATCCACCCCCACCAGCAAAACAGCTTACTACACTAAATTTTTTTTTCGAAGATGATTTTAAAACATCTTCGACGTAATATGGTTCATATCTCATATACACCTCAAAATAATGTTGGTCCAGTATCTTGCCAATCACGCACCAAATCCATAACTCTCTGCCTATTATATAGGTTTATGTCACGATTGTCAAGTAGTTTTTCGAAATAGTCTGGAATACCCGCGGCAAGCTGTAGACTTTCATGCTTTCTAGTTTTTACTTCTTTAAATTCCGGAAATGCTTCTACAACTATATGCTTTTGATATGGTTTATTCATTTCAAACCAGTCATACTGATACATGTATTTCTTGACTCGCTCATTCATATAAGGTGCAATGAAATTTTTATTATATTCACTTGCAAGCATATACTGTTGATTAATACCCACTACATTCTCTGCTCCGAAGTATTCGTCACGAAATTCATCGAACTTTTCTTTCGGTTCTTTAAAGTGGAGTGCACAGCGTTTAGATAAACCATAGTAACCATCAGCAGCCCAACCCGAGAGAATAAATCTTTCTTTAATCTTTGGGTAAATGTATAGGAAAGGGAATGTGCATTCTACTTGAGTTTTCTTTTTGCAATTATACTCTCGAATAAGTTTCAAAAAATCTTCTACTAGATTATTAGTTGGGACGTCAGTTAATTCGATATTCCACCCAAAATGATTAGCTACATCAATTGCATGTTGGGCATCTTTACTCATCTTACCATCGACATACATTGTATGTGCAGTTATATTTTTACCCAATCTATGCGCGGCAAAGGCAATTGACTGACTATCTACGCCACCTGATAGTAGAACTGAAACATCTCTATCTGGTGTAGATTCATCTATGATATCAGTTAGAATTTTGTCTATCATATAAGTTACTTTCTTATTATTAGAAATACATTTATCAAGATGCCATCCTACTAAAATTTTTGACTTTCTCAAATCGAATTACTTTGTCAAACTTATCTTGAAGCTGATCACCCTTGTGACTAATGATAAAGATATTACTGTCGGCAGTCAACTCATTAATAATCTTGAGAAACTCCTCTGTCCCTGCGTTATCGAGACTACTGTCCATGATTTCGTCCATGATGAGAAGGTTTGTGGAAACAGAGTTACGAAGTTTTGACACCGCTCTCCACGTGAATAGCAATGCCAAATCGATTCTCAACTTTTCCCCTTCCGAAAACGAAGCGTATGAAAACTCATCGCGGAAACGACTCTTGATTGTTTCATTAAACGACTCATCTAGCTCAAATTGAACGAAGAAGTCCATTGATGCAAGATATTTATTGATTAGCTTATTCATCACTGGAACATATTGCTTGATGATCTGTGTTTTAATACCACCATCTTTAAGCAGAGATGCTGCTACATTCAGCGATTCTTTGTCATCAAATAGTTGATTTTGTTTGTTATGGTAAGACCTCAAATCCTGTTCCAAGTCACGAATCTTCGAAAAATCAATCGTCTCAACCTCTTTTTCTGCGCTCTCCAACTCCTCTTTAATCGATTTACACACGTTCATCGCCATTTTGTAATTAGCATTATGCTCGCTCATCTGAAGATTGAGACTACTGATCTGGCTTTCAATCTGATCGATTTCATCCAACCTTTGCTCAACAGTATTTTTCTTCGCAAACAAATCTGCCTTTGCGTTCTCAATTTCCTCTATTTTATTTGAATGCTTATTCACAACATCTTGTTTGAAGTCGTGTTCAATACCCTGTTTACATGTAGGACAATTATCGTGATTATCGTAAAACTTGATTTCTTTTTTGAGATTTGATAGCTTGCTTGATAACTCCCGCTCTACCTCTTCAAATTTACGCAGTCTGTCTTTTTGCTTAGACTTATCAGAAATGCTTTCGGTCAAGTCTTTAACTTGATTCATGATATTGTCTATCGATTGTTGCTCATTTTCAATTAGATCAACTTGAGATTTTAGTTTATCCTTTAGACGCTTGACTTCACCTTCTTTCAGTTCACGAATACTTGCATTATGCTCTTTTGCGGAATCAATTTTGTTCTGCAGCAAGTCGATTTGATATTTGATTTCTGTGATTTGCTCTTTATTTTCAGAAACACGTTCCTTTAATAGTGTATTCATTGTTGTGAAGATTTGAATATCTAGAAGGTCTTCAATGACCTCACGGCGATGCTTTGCACTCAACTGCATGAAAGGAACGAACGTAGAAGATCCTAGAACAACAATAAGCTTGATAATCACGCGCAGACGCGTCCTGATTCAATAGCTCCCCGTCACACCAAATCTCAAAGATACTCGGCTTGATACCTCTTCTCACCACATAGTTGGAGTTATTTACACAGAACTCCACTTCAACAAGCAAATCTTTCTGATTAATACTGTTGAGAAGCTGTGGTTTATTGATTTTACGCTGTGCTTTACCATAAAGACCAAAAGATAGAGCATCTAATATAGAGCTTTTACCCGATCCATTTTCACCGACAATCAAAGTCGCTTTATTACTATCGAGATCAATTTCCGTAAAACTATTTCCTGTGGATAAAAAGTTTTTATATCTTACTTTTTTAAAGTAAATATTCATCATATCACCTTTATTGTTGATCATAAATATCGAATAATATAAATAAATGTAGTTCGCGGATTTCTTGGCAGTGATCCCAACTACTCTAGAAACAAAACAGGAAGATTTCCAGCATGGCTATTTATACTCCGTATACCTATCTAATAGGTTGGTCAAATCATCAAAAATACTATTATGGTGCAAGATGGGCAAAGAACTGTCACCCAGATGAATTGTGGAAAACATACTTTACATCCTCTAAACACGTTCATGATTTTTGGGAAGAACACGGTGAACCCGATATAATTCAAGTTAGAAAGATATTTTCTACAAAAGAACAAGTTCGTCAATGGGAACACAAGGTTCTTCGAAGAATCGGTGTAAAAAACAATCCTAAGTGGCTAAACATAACTACATCTTTGGGAATAGATTATAACGCTCATCCATTTTTAGGTAAAACACATTCAGAACAAACAAAAATAAAAATAAGTAAATCTCTAGTTGGTAGAAAAGACACAGAAGAAACTAAGAAGAAAAAATCAGAAGCAGGTAAAAAAAGAACAGGCGAAAGAAATAATATGTTTGGTAAAATCGGCATTAATAACCCAAACTATGGAAGGAGACACAGTGAACAAACCATAAAAATATTGTCCGAAATTAAAAAGGGTGAAAATCATCCAAATTACGGAAAGAAAAGACCTGATCACTCAAAAAAGATGGTATTTCACATATTCAAAGTGTATCATGTGTTCATTGCCTCAGTGTATAACTCTCTCAGCACTTTCTCGACTTTATTCTTGTCACCTTGGATTTCGAGATTTGATACGTATTGACGAAGTATCGAAAGAGTGTCTTGTGCTTCATCAAGCAGCTCTTCTTCGTCAATTACATCTAGATTCATATGATCTTCGACTACTTTGATATCTGTAGCACCGCTCTGTTGCAAACGATCAAGAAAAAGGTCGAAGATATATGGGTTAGATTTATTCTTCACAATAACCTTTAAGTGTGTGTTTGTCAACATAGAAATATCAAGTCTCGAAACGTCTTCGATAGTCATATCTTGATCGTCATATACGATCTTATGAAACATTTGATATGGATTAGGGATGAAACGCATTTCTCTTGTTTCACTATCGAAAATATGAAACCCTCTTTTACCCTCATAATCAGACCAATTCATCTCATAAGGTGCACCAAGATATGTGATGTTAGAGTGTGACGATGGATGATGGAAATGACCAGAATACACTGCATCAAACTTCTTGAATATATCTTTATTCAGACCATGGTCGCAGAGTTGACCTTTCATCATCTCAAAACCTTGAATCTCGAAATGACCCATCAAAATCTGAGCTTTGGTGTTCTCGATTGCTCTCATTGCACGATCTTTATTGCTTGGGCTAATCCAAGGACAAAGCATGACGTGACAACCGTCTAAATCTAGTTCAACTGGGTCATTCTCGTAAATATGATACGCCTGATAATAGCTATTTCCATAAAGCTGACGAATACCATTGATATCATTTGTATTTCGATAATATGTATCGTGATTACCAAGAATAACATGAAGAGACATGTCTCTATCACGAATAGGCTTCATAAATTGTTCATCTAGATTCTTTGCTGTCACAAAATTAATATACTTACGGCGATCATTTAGATCGCCTAAGTGAATAATTGTATCAATGTTTTCTTCTTCTAGAGTAGGAAAGAACACATTCTCGTAGAAAAGCCGAAAATACTCTGCGAAGGATGCATTATCATTTCTCGCGCCAAAGTGAGTATCACTTATCACTGCTACTTTCATAAATCACTTCCTATTATCAAAATCCTTTTCCCACTGACGATAAGCAACACTGGATTGATCGATAATATCCTTAAGCGTCTTAGCGTAATGTTGTCTTTTCTCGGGATGCTTACTCTGATCTGTTACATTTTGGATTAGATTTTCAATAATCACTGGTAGAGGAATCTTGCTCATTTTCATTATCTCCTTTACTCTTATCTCGCTTCTTTTTCATTGACTTTTCGTAGTTTTCTACGAAGTCTGACATATATTCATTGTCTAGATCAATAAATGCAGCATCTCCTACATTATCTACGCCATTTCTTTCAACTGCAGTGTCCGTGAGAACGGAGTTTTCAATCACTTTATGTTTTACGTAAAGCTGCTTCTTCTCTTTTTGAATTCTACGTAGAAAAGCAAAGTAAATGATTTGAGTAAAATATGCAAATGGATTTTTGGATTTTTCAGGATCAAAATTGTTGATCGCCATGATTGCATTTTCTAGACCATCAGAAATCATATCATCTCGATATGAATAGTTCATAAAGTTAGGTTTACGAGAAAGTCTATTTGCAATTTGATAGATGCATTCACCAATGTAGTTTGGAATTTCGGGAGGCGAGTCACCACAGTCCTCTGCTTCTCTCACTCTCTTCTTATACTCTACCATAGCTTCGTAAAACTCGGCATTATTTACGTAGTTCTTTTTCTTTGCCATGCTATAGCCCTCAATTTAATTGCAATTTCGTAGAAAATATCATATAATGTAGCGTCTGTCAAGTGTTAAGTTCACCTATTTTACTGTTGACAGGTGTTAGAGCCACTGGTATAATAGATTCTAACAAGACAGAAATAATAGATTAGTTAATCTTTTGAGTCTTTGCTTCTATCATAGCTTGAAACACTTCCTCTAGTTCTGAAGCATATTCTTCATCTTCACTTGGTTCTTCTTCTGAGATACGATAAAGAAACTCTTCGTAATACGTTCTAGCTTTCTCAGAAGCACTGTGACAGAACAACATATCGTTCTTATCAATCTTCACTGCATTACCTTCTGATAGAAATAACCATGACTTTGCAAAGAAACCATGCACTGGATCAATGTGTATCGATACTGGTGCTACTATATATACTTCGTTGTCGAACTTGCTTGAGTTATCTCTTTGAGCCAAGATATCTTCACCATTCTTCATTTTGATGTGGAGTAGTTCCATTGTCTTTCTCCTATTTCAAATCTACGTTATATATCTTAAAGTCAAACCCTTCGTTCGAATAAGTCTTAACTCTCTCCATGAAATGTTGAACTGCAAAGTTCTGATGTGACTTCCACTGCAAATCATCTACTATGTCGTAGAGTGTCGCTTTCTCTTTTCCGTTTCCTTTTCTCAGAACCCTGCCAATCGATTGAAGATTTCTAATCTTAGACTTCGAAGGCGATGCAAAGATAATATTGTCGAGTCTCTTGATGTTGATTCCTGTGGAAAATGTTCCGTAACTGGCAAGAATGATATTGTCACTGCTCGATTCGGTGATTGAGCGAATATCTTCTCTCTTTTGAGTATCAACGCCACCGTGAACGAAATGAATGTTTTTTTCGGTGTTTTCAAGAAGAGGATACAAAACCTTACCGTGCTTCTCTACGTATTGAAAAAGAACAAGTGTATTACCTTTCAAAGACCAAGCTAGATTGCGAATGAATTTGTTTCTCGATTCGTTTCGAACAATCCAATCGATCTCTTCTTGATATGTTTTACCCTTGTTTCCCTTTCTTACATCATCCGGATACTTAAGTGTGATTGCTTTAATATTAAAGTCAGCTAAGGTTTGGTCGTCAATTAGCTTTTTCGTCTCCGTCACTTGATATACACTACCGAAAAGGCCTTCCAAGGTCAATTTGTGTGTGTTAGAATCGTGAATTGTGCCGGTAAATCCATAACGATATTTGACGTGTGGTGTCTTTTCCATAATCTTCGTAAGAGACTTAGCTTTAAAGTTGTGTGCTTCATCACCTATTACTACATCGAATTTTTCAAACCATTGCTTTGGCAGCTTGTATATGCTTTGCCAGGTTGTGACAGTGAAATCCGCCTCAACGTCTTTATCAGCACCTGACATAATTTTGTGAATGTCTAAGGACCTTCCTCTGTTGTATTCGACAAAGTCAGAAGCCATCTGCGAAACAAGTGAAGTGGTAGGAACCACGATGAGAACTTTTCGATCAAGCTCTGCGTGAAGTCTTGAGAGTAGGTAGATGATGAATGATTTTCCGCTTGCTGTGGGGGATAGCAATAGTGCGCGATTCTTTGTGACTGCATGTGCAACTGCTTCTGCCTGATAGTCTCTTGGTTCGAATGCGGTATCAAACTGTCGAGCCAGCTTGTAAGCAACATCACTTGGAACATTCTTCTCATCAGCTAACCTCTCATCTATTTGAATGTTGTAATCTCTGGTTTTACAAAACTTTACGATGTAAGGTAAAAGACCAGCATAGATTAGACCCGTCATAGTGTTTAAAAGTCTAATTTTACCATCCCAGACTTTATTTTTATACGCTGGAATAAACTTGTATCCCGGAACGAAAAAAGTGAAGTGATCCGACATCTCTTGTTTGATGCCAGGTTCAGCCTGAACTCTTACGTAGACTTCATCAACCTTTTCGACAGAGACGCTTTCAACCATTACATCGCACCCGTTCTAAATTCAATGTTATACTTATTACCATTTTTTTCAACAATCTGATTGCTTTTCTTTTTAGACCAAAGACTTATTGTTGCAACAGAAACACCTATCTTTTTTGCTGCATCTGAATACGTTCCGTATTTTATACCATCTATAATAACCGTCTTACCCATTTTTTCTTTTGATTCTTGTTTCAATTTCGAGCCTTTTCTAGGTGATGGTTTTCCTAAACGTCTCTTAGATGTTAGTTTCGATGCCCTTTTCTGTGCTTCGGTTCTATTATCACCTTTTAGTTTTTGTTTGTGATATGATTTACCTTTTTGAGAAGGCGGTAGTCCACCACCCTTGGCTATGTTCCATCCTATTTTTTCACGTGGTCTATATTCTTCTTCTATAGATAGTGCTTCTTCAACATTATTGCATTCATGAAGTATTTGAAACTCAGCGCCATTTAAAATTCTATTATAGATATGCTTACCTGAGTAACCATTTTCATGTGCCCACTTTCTAGAATGGAATTCGGAAGAGACCCCTATATATCCTTGAGATTTAGGATCATTATACTCTGAATACTTTATCCAATAAACTACTGTTTTTTTCATTATATCGATCCTATCTTAAATCTCTCAAAATCTACTATCGTTTTAAGCTGAAATCCACGATTATTTATCATCTTGATAATAGACTCCAAATAGTTCACCTTTTCCTCTTGCATACCAATCTTTAGGGATAGATTGATAATATCGTCATCTGCTTCAACATAAGATGGAATGTCTTGACGAAGTATCTTGAGCGGTTGAGGTTCCCATCCATATTCTTTCAACTCTTCGATATCAAGTTCACCTTTGTAATATTGCTCTTTGAGTAGCTTGAGTTTCTTGTAATCAGCACGATACTTCTTGAGTTTTAGTCCTTCGTCCATATATATTTTGAAATACTTGTTGTGTAGTTTTGGAATATTTGCAGATTCATTTGACACGTTCACCATGTCGATTTCTGCATCTTTTGACCACATTTCGTAGATTTCTTCAATTTTCATAAAAACACCCTCTCATAGAGATAGACTAATAGACTTCTAATATAGCACAATCTTACGTTAGAGTCAAGAGAGTTTGTTTATTGTATATGAATTGATCTGGAAAGTGACAGTTGAGGTTGCGTATTGAACATCTGACTGTTGATGGTCTAGCTGTATTTGACCGAGAGTTGTAGGAAAAACGTCAACGAACTTAAACTCAGTGGTAGAGTTTTTCGAGTTGTCTTGCACGATCAAAGAAGCGTCTGAGTATAAACCTTCACCTTCAGTTAGATTTGCATATTGATCGAAGTTTTCAGGATATGTTAACCCAATCATCCAATCGAATATTTCGCTGTAGTTTTTTAGTTCTTCATCTACAAGAAACGTAATATCTAGTGTTCCAAAAGTAGCTTTATCGCCCGGACGATATACTGTGCTAAAAGGTGATGGTGACTCAACAGTTCCGATATTGAGCCCGGGAATGTTTGCTTGTTGAGCAAAGTAAGAGACGTGTGGAAGTCTCTCTATTGAAAACTTGTAGTTATGTGGAGCAAAGAAATTTTGACGTATCGAAAGACTCATTGTTTTCTCCTTGATTTCTTCATAGTATTTATATAAAGAAAAAGAGGGCGCCGAAGCGCCCTCCAGTAAGCTTAGTTGCCCTAAGTCTTATTATAGGATGTTGGTTACGTTTACTCTGCGGTAATAAACGTTGCTATTTGCGTCTAGATCGCCGTTTCCAGCTGTAGCACCTTCAGCAAATGGATTTGCAACCATACCATATCTGGTCTTGAAGCCAAGTTTTGACTGGAAGCTGTTTTCGCCAACCGCACGGACCATCTGTAGTGGTACGTATGGGCAGTAGAACAGACCTGCGTCAAATGCGCTTGAACCTTTGTAGCCTACGACAAGGTAGTTAGCGCCAGCATATGGGTCAATGTAAACGCGGAAGCGACCGTTAAGAACACCAACGAAAGTGTTACCTGTGTCGTCTACGTTTAGATTGTTGCTGTTAAGCGCTGGTGTGTAGTCAAGCATACCAGCCATCTGAAGAGCGGATGCAACGTCAGATGAGCAGATTAGGATGTTACCCTTACCACGACGTGTGTCTTTTGCGATCTGGTTTGCTTCACGCTCAATCTGGAACATCAATCCCTTGAACTTTTCAACGCTCCAACGACCATTTGCGTCAACATCGAGGTCAAAAGTACCTGCGTTTGCAACACCGTCTTGTGCACCTGCAACGGCTGTTCCGTATACTGTGCGAACAACTTCACGGTTGATTTCTGCTAGAAGTTCAGCAGAAAGCATGTTTGAAAGCTCAGTCTCAGCATCTAGACCGTGAATAGCCTTAAGGTCCTGAGCAAGCTCTGTTGTGTATTCTGCTTTGAGCGCGCGGCTACGTGCTGTAACAGATACTTTCTCAATTGAGAATGACATCTCTGCGAAAGCGTTGTTAGCAGTATCACCAAGTGCTTCAGCTTCTGCTGTTGTAAGACCAACACCAGTTGTTTCAGAACCTTCACCAAGACGATTAGCGTGAGTTCCCTTACCAGAGAAGTCAGTGTCAGCTTCGTTGTAGAAAGCTTCAGTGCCGTCTTGTGCGCCATAGCGTGAACGCATTGCGAAGATAAGACCAGTTGGTCCAGTCATTGGCTGAACGCCAGCAATATCATAAGCAATGAGATTTGGCATTGAGCGACGGACCAGGCTGATAAGAACCGGATCGTAGTTATCGATTGCAGCGCCAGTTGAGTTTGTTGGCGCAGCTTCGAGTAGGCTCTGTGGAGAGTAAGACTGTCCTTCCTTTAGAGCGATCTCTGTATTCTCTAGAATCGTAGCGGTAACCGCTCTCTTATGAGAATTATCGATCTTTGGAAGAGCATCGTGCTCCAGAATAGGAGCCCACTTTTGCATTAGTTCTTCGTTTCTCATTTGTATTCTCCTTGTTTGAGATTAACTATTGTTATTTATAAAAATCAATCTTTTGCGAGACGGCTTAGTGCTTGAGCATAGCGCGTAACGTTTTCGTCAAGCGATTTAGCACTATCACTTTCTTCTGTTTCTTCCTCAAGATACTCCGTATCGTCGTTTTCAGAAGTAACAGACTCGGTGAAGTAGCTTTCCTTGATTGCTTCAACCTTAGACTTATAGTCTTCTAGGTTTTCAAAAGAGATACCTTCTACAAGTGTAGAAAGCTTATCTGCTTCTGTGTCTGTAAGGTCCTCAGAGATTTCAGCGAGAGCGATTTCGCGCTCAAGTGATTCTTTTTCTTCCTTAAGAGCAACAAGAGTTTCGATAGTCTCGTTATACTTGTTCTCTTGCTCCTCTAGACGATTCTCAAGTTCTGCAACCGCATCAACTTGTTCGTCTGAAACATCAAGATTGTGATCTTCAACAAGACCCTTTAGACTATCAAGTAGAGACTCTGCAACTTCAACTTTGATGCTGGATTCGATTTGAACTTCGTTCTCTTGCATCCACTTCTCAACTACGTAGTCGAGATAACCATCAACCTTTTCTACGAGTTCTTCAGCAAACTGTTCCTTCGCCTCTTCTAGTTCAGTTTGATACTGCTCTTCGAGAGTTGCTTTTTCAGCCAATACTTTTTCGTGAACAGCGGCTTCAAAAACTGCTTCGGCTTTAGTCTTGAACTCTTCGGAAAGGTCTTCGTCTTCAAAGATCGATTCGAAAGCTGGTGTATCTGTCTCCTCACTCATACCAACATCGTGGTCACCTTGAGGAGTCTTTACATCGTCTTCGACCTCGTCTGCTTTTGGATCGACTTTCTTCTTCACGTCACCCTTACGCTTCTTTACTTCTCCACCTGTTGGTGTAACTGGATCAGCTGCCACAGAGTCTTCTCCAGTGGCCTTAGCTTCATCTAGCTTATTTTCTAATTCTCCACTCATAACTGTTCTCCTTTAGATTATATGGAATCTACGTCTATTTATAAGAATCATTCTTTTGCAAGTGAATTGATAAACTTTTCGAAAAGATAGGATGCTTTTTCCTCTAGTTCTTTTCTACTTCTTTTAGCAGTATTTTTCACTTCTTCTTCGATTTTGTCAAACGTATTCATTGACTGCCAAGTGCCACTTGCAATATCATAGTAGAACTCAACGCCTTCCATGATACCGTTGACGAAAGCATCTGGTGCAGAGGGGTCTGCAACAATGTCACCAGCAGTGGCTAGCATGAAATCATTTTGAACTTCCATTATCCCGCTTTTGTTTTTCTTTAGTGAACCCATACCGCGAGATGAAATGCCTAGTTGTGCTTCTTCGTCAATCAGATTTTTCACAATTTTACCCATTGGGGTATCCATAATCTTTGCACGACCCACAACATTTTGGTTGTCTTCTTTCAACTCCGTAAACATATGAGACACGCGATCTAAATTGATAGTTGGTCCTTGTGGATGACCAAGTTCGCCGTAAGCGCGCTTTTTCGAAACATAGTTTTCGTTGTAGCGTTTCATCTCGCGCATTAGAGTTTCTTTAGGATAAACTCGACCATTTCGATTCTTGATATCACCTTGCATGATGATACCTTCGATGTAATAGGTCTTATTACCGTCCTCTGACGATTCTTTTAGATAGTCAATATCTTCTACGACTTCTTTAATGAGTTTCATTGCTTTTTTCCTTAAGTGTTATACGCAATTGATGTGCAAAGAATCTCAGTGTTTGCAGAGATTTGATCAGATGGTTCTTTCTCTACATACTCGACTCTACCAGATGGTACGGTAAAAGAACCAATTGCATTA